CGTTTTCGGTGCCGTGTCGTACAGTGTCACCATCAAATAGCCAAGCAACAATTTTGTGTGGTTGTTTCATGTCTTCTTCCGACAGGAAACGCACAATGTATTCGGGCATGTTGTCAGGCTTGTCAAGAATAGCCCAAGGCTTTTTCTTTTCTTCAGGCTCGGTACGGTTCTTTTCTGGAATGTAAACCAGCGAATATGTGGGCTTCAGGTCCTGCAAAATTTGAGCCATGTGCACATGGTCTTCGCTGATGAACTCTCCAAGGTCAGAGTTCCATACTTGCGCGGATTGTCCTAGTGTAATAGTCATGAGGCTAGTTTAGCTTATTCGCCAGCTAAAGTAACCCAAGTCACCCCGTCAGCGGGGATACCAACGTCACCGTTAACCCAAGTGCTGGAACTGGCTTCGTACACAAGTGCTTGACCATTTGTAGGAGTAGTAATGTCTGCCGACAGAATCTCCTTACCTGCGTTGTCAGAATAAAAGCGGTGCTCATAGTCTGCAAGGCTGAGGCCTTCAGGAAGTTCTGAGGCTGCTTGGTAAAAAACAAGTTTGTTTTCCATTATTTCTCCTAACTATCGTCCACTATATATGTACCGGCGATATGAAAACTATCGGCTGTTGTTAAAGTGACCGGCTCCCCTCAGGAAGCAACGTACTTGTTGCATAAAAAGGATATTCAAATTCCATAAGTGCTCTCCAAAATAAAGAACGTCCCGACCCCACTATAGGGCCAGGACGTTCTTTATGCGAAGCTCTAGGCTTCCGTGATGTCCGAAATCAGCCCGTGGCTGTTACGACGGTCAGTACCAAGCTCGTGGTATTCAACCATACGAGCGTAGTAAGCGTCATAATCACCACTGGCGTCACGAACTTGCTTCCACATCGAACCATCTTTGTCGATGAAGTGCCAGTCTTCGTCACGGTAGTAAGTGAGCGCATCTTCGTTCACAAACCACTGCTTACCAATCGGTGCATCGGGGTCAGCTACGACAGGGATTTCTCCACGGTCAGTAGTGAACGCGAGGCCAGAGAATCCACCAGTGAACTCCTGCGTGTTAACCGTCTGACGCAACTGCGAAAGAAGGTTAAAGTACGCCCGGCGAACACCAAGCGACTGCAAGATAAGGGAGGTTGAACCACCCTTGACACGGATGTCATCTGCCATGTTAATCATCAGGCTCTCCGACAGGGCGCGTCCGGTGCCACCGTTATCGCTAACGGAAGCTTTCCATTCAGGCTCAACCGAAGGGTCGATGTTGTAGAGAGTACCAGAATCGCTGATAATTGCAGCAAGACCAGTAAGCTCACGGTTACCACCAGCAGCCACACCAGAGCCCTTGCGGACAATGATGTCAGCAGAAGCAGTGTCGGTACCAGGAGTGGTAGTGAACGTAACAGTGTTGGCACCCGCAGCGAGGCTCACAGAGGCAACAATCAGCCCTGTGTTGTCGACGGTGGTACCAGTCTGAGTGTCGACGACCATACCAACCTGGAACAGGCGAGCATCAGCGACAGGAACAACTGCACCAGTGTTAGCACCAGTAACAACGCCAATAGCACCGTTACCGGTACCGTAAATCTGACGGTTCATGTCTTTTTTCAGGTCGTTCTTCAAACCTTCAACCTCGTTGTCCAATGCCTTAGCAAAAGCTTTAGCGTCGGTGTCAGAGAGGCTGATAGCCTGACCGGTCAACTGAACTCCACCATAGGCGTACTTCAGTCCAACACGTGCTGCAGCGTGTCCTTGCTGACCGGGGGTCGGCAAAGCCTCGGACTCGAAACGAGACCCGATACCGCTGTTACGGCGTGTGTGAATGGGGAAAGTAACATACTTTCCACCAACTTCGTTGGTGACACCAGAGCCACTGCGAGTAATACGCTTCAGAGCGACAATTTCGTCGTTCAGCTGCTCGCGGATACGTCCCTGGTACACCTCCTTGAGATATGACTCAATAGTTGCAAGAGTTGCAGCCATCGTATTTCCTTTCTGTAAGAAAGGAGATTAAACCTTAGACTACCGGCCCTGCTCAAGTGAAGAGGCGATGAGACTTTGCACATCATTCCTCGACAGTTGGCCGAGCGGTTTTGCCTGTTGTCCACCAGGCATACCACCCGAAGTGGGCAACAATCTTGGGGCCGAATCTCCTGGTCGCGGTACTGCGCGAATTCGGTTTACTGTTTTATCGACATACTCTTGAGCAACGTCAGCCAACTTAGTTGTCTTACCGCTGCTCTGAAGTTGAAATGCTGCTCGCATCAAAACTTCCCGCACATCGTCCTCCGAAAAGTCCGGGTGTGCTTGCTTAAGTGCGCCAATTTCCTGCTCAAGTGCTGAATCGGCTTCCTGCTGTATCTTTACTTGTTCCTGCTGGGCAAGAAACTCCTGCATTTGCTGAGTTTGCTGCTCTAGCTGTAAAAGTCTAGGGTCAGTAGGTGCTTCACCAGACTCGCTCGTAGTTTCCTCTTCGTCTACCGCGTCCTGCATTTCTTTCTCAGTTTCGGGTAAACGACCATTTTGCTTTAGGAATTCACCTAGAGCATTGTAAATAACTTCAGGTTCTGTGTCGAGCCTCTGAGCAATCGCAGAATAGTTCTGCAACTGTTCGGGGGAACCCAACTCAGAATATTCCTTAAGCTGTTGATTCAACGAAGAAATACGAGATTCCGCATTCTTGTCAAAATTCTTAAGGTCATCCTGAATGTTATGGAAACTAACAGGGTCGAGTTTTGTACGCAAAGACTCCCAAGCGGGATTTCCTCCTGAAGAATCAACTTCGGGAGATGCCTCCGCTGTTTCTACTGGCCCTGAAGATTCCGACACTTCCGGTGATGTGTCAATCTCTGTACCTGTAGGTTCGTCCATTTTGTACTCCTTATCGCCGTACCTCCCAGTGAGGCCCTAGCATTGTGGATTTAGTTTACTATATTTAGTTAGAAATTAAAGCCCTGTATTAGGACAGTGCTTTAATTGCGTACACTAAGTCGTTGTAGGTCATCTCTAGGATGGCTGCATCGGTGTACGTGTCTTCGTCGATAGCTTGCAGCTCAGCAGCAAGTTCATCAATGGTCTTGCGACCATAGTTTCGTGTGGGACGGTACTCCATTTGAGGAGTGCTGTCTGCCACAATATCGAAATCTGCCATTTTATACTCCTTGCGGTTGTTCAGGTGCCATGTCAGGCACAGCACCATTAGGTGCCATCATAGCACCCGGACCCTGTTGGGGGGCACCCATAGCTTCACCAGTTTGAGGAGGCATACCAGCCATCATTTGTTCCATAGCTTTCTGCTGCAAAATTTGTTCGTGCATAGAAACATGCTCCGCAAACTGTTGTTTAATTTCGTCCGCCAAAATTTCGTACTCTTGCGACATACGGAACTTATTGTGCGTTTCAATATGCACTTCATGCATATCAAAATCGTCAACAGAAACGACAGGAGGGGCAGGCATGTTTTGAATCTCAGCCATAATGTTGGCATCCTGCATAGCCTCCGGAGGAAGCTGAGACATAATCTGCTGCGTGGTTTCCTGGCGAGCCATTTCAACATCTTCAACAGTAAGCATTTTCATCTTAATGTTTTCGCGTTGAGCTTTACGTTCCGCCACATTCATAGTGTCCATAACTTTTTGAACACCGCCGACCTCAAGCATTCTTACCGCAGTAGGCTGGTCAATAATTCCGACAGCAAACATATCCATCACACGAGCTTCTTGAGCAGCTTTAGACTTTGCGTAACTAGAACCAGGTTCAATACGGATATCCGTACCCGAAGCAATATCGGAACCCTGCAACAGCATTGTGTCGAAAGCCCCATCCGCACCAATCGTGCGAATCTTCCGAGGAATGTCCACATACTGTACAAACAACTCAATAGTTTGTACAGCAATCTTCTCAATACCCGCCTCAATGCTTTGGAACTGTGGAGTCAAGTACTGGTTAGACGCTTCCTGCAAATACGAAATAGCGGTACCGGAAGTAACACCAGGAGGGGCATCACCACGAGAAACCTCACGCTCACCAGAAATATCCACCCAGTCATTCAACACACGGTCCTGCTGGTCCAAATAATACTGAGGCAACGGAGCCAAAGGCAAAGGTTGAGGAGGAGCCATACCCGGCTTGTACTGAATAACCAAACCAGGCTCGTTCGTCAACTTAGATGGAACAATCGAACCCATCGGTGCAATCAGCTGAGGTTTAGCCATGCGCCGTCCAGCCTCAGAAATTTCGGACCGTAGACCGTTGTATTCTTTCTGCAACTGTGACAAGTCCACAATGGGGCTGTCAGCGTAGAACGTGGCTGTGGGGATGTGCTCAAACTTGGTGAACGGGTACATGTCATGTCCGTAAGGGAAACCGTCTTTGTACACGCTGATAAGAATGTCATCGACAGTAACAATGACCCCGCCCTCGGGCATCAATTTGTGTGCGCCAGGCTTAATCCAAGTTTCGTACACAATCACACTGTCAGGTGCTTTGCTGTGCCCCAAGTTCAAATAGGCTTCATCCAAAATTTGGTTGGCACTGGAAGTGCTAGGAGACAACTTAATGTCACCCAACTCCTTAGCAAAGTAATACTGTGCCCACTCGACAGTTTTCGTGTAAGCGTTAATAACAAACGGTTGGTCTTCAATGTCTTGTTCGCGGATGTCGGGAACAAAAAGGTGGAAAGGTGTGACGTGACCGTATTTGATGTCACCCATCTCACCAGAAACTTTGTCTTTACAGTAAGGGTCCCAATGTGTTTTTAGAAACCCGTTACCGGTAACAATGGTCCACCACGTTGCCCGTGACATGTGCTGGCGAAGTTTCTTAGACTCGCTAATAGATGTCCAAGCTTGTTCAGCCGCAAAAGCTGCTCTTTGGTCGTCATCCTCAGACGATGCAGGAATGGCTTGCGCCGTTGGGAAAGACGACAGCATCTTCGACATTTCCCAACGAACGTAAGACCTAATACGGTTAATTGTTTTACGTTGATGGTAGTAAGGCTTCCGAGGCGTAAACAATTTGTCCCGGTAATCTTCAGGAAAGTTGCCACGAGTTTGTTCAACCCACTGGTGCCCATAAAACATGGACATGTTATGGAACCACTGCAACTGCTTCTGCGAACGGGCAGTCTTAGCTTTAGTCCACTCAGACTGCACCCAAGCAACTAGCTTGCGCGATTCTTCACTCTCACGGTACTTTTCAATGTTTAACCCGTCCTCCGGTAATTTAATTACCGTAGAACTCTGGGTCAACTCCGGTGAGTTCGACGAATAACTGTCGGGCGTCTTGGGCATCTAAATCGTCTCCTGCTGCTAGATTCGGATTTCGGCTAGCAATTCTGTCGGTTTCGGCCTCGTCGGATGGGTCGTAATCCTGATACCCACTATAATCTAAAGTTTGATTCATCGCTTGAATTTGCTGAAACGCTAGCGGGTCGCTTGACGCTACCAGTGCTTGAGCTTTTTCGTTTAACTTTGTCAACGCCTGAACTGTTTTCTGGTGTTCCTGCTGTTGCATCTGAAGGACCTGGGACTGCTGCCCCAGCAGCTGTTGTATGACCTGCTGATTCCACCAATGCTGTAGTACTAGCAACCCCAACAGCATTACGGCTAACGTGCCCAACAAAACTATTGATAACATCCTGGTCTAACTCCTTAATTGCGTCGTTGTATCCTCTGTCGTACCATTCTTGTTTTTTTAATTCCACAGAGATTGGTTCTTTTTCGTCGAAAAGCCCAGCAACCTGAGCCATTTCTCGAAGCGCATCTACAGAAAGGTAAATGCGTCCCCGGTCAATCACGCGCAAACTAAGGTCCACGCCAGTATCAATAAACGGTCCGACACTTGTTTTAGTAACCCAGCAAACACCGGGAGCCATCGCCGGGGCGTCAGTTAGGAAGAATTTGCTCATTAGTAATAATCTCCATATCCTGAGATGACGGTAGGTCCGTCATTTGATGCTTTATCTTCAGCGAATTCGACATTAGGGTCTTCCCGCATCTTTAAAAGCAATTCCTCATACCTTAGCGTAGTCGGAGCTTCTTCGGAACCACCAGCATCCATGTAAGGCGTCAAATCGGGGCGTGTCGTAGCAAAATATCGTGCCGAGTCAAAAGCGTGGTCATCCTTTTTGTGGACAACTTCCTGCTTATTCATCTCATACGCCATCTTGTCGGAACTATACGTAGACCACCGCAACTTCTTCATCTCGCGAATAAAATTAGGACAGTTACGAGAAACAACCCATGTAGGTCGATTCTTACCCCAACGGGTGTCATCACGAAGCCTCATATACGCTTGCATCTTCTCAATACCGACTATGACATCGTGAGGTATGCCCTCAACGTTCACGTAAAGCCCGTGGAGGGCATATTCCTGAATAATGGATGTCCCAGTCACCCCGTTGCGTTGACGCATCGCAGGGTCGCCCATACGCTCTATAGAGTCAGGTTTACGCCCCCAGCTAAGCTCACGCTGCTTCACAACCTGCGAATGCTCCGACACAATCATATTTGACTGGTAATGCTCCGCAAACGTCACAATATCGCCCTCAGGAGACACAGCGTGCCACAACCACGCCGTCGGGTTATTCAAACCATGGTCAACAGAAGCATACACAGACCAATCCCTAGGAACATCACCAGGCACAAAATCGACAATATGCTGCTCCAAATTTTGGCTAAACGTAGGAAACACAAGACCCGAACGGGCAACAAAGTCACCCTTCTCACGAATATCCCGCTCCTCCTTATTCATACCTATCGTATAAAAATTCATATCCTCCATATCCGCCTGAATATAAGGATTTTGCTCAGCCGACAACACAAACGTATCAATCCAATCAACCTTGCCCTCCTTCGCAGGCTCCCACAACAAATCAAACTTCCACCCCATACCCTTCGTCGGAGTAGCCGCAATCACCCAAAACCCG